CGTCTTCCTTATGCCACAGGACTCTTGTTCTCCGAATATCTGCCAAAGCGTTATCAAGTTTGTTCCTCTGTGCGCCAGGTATATTATCTTCGCTTATCGTGTCATGCATCGAGACTAGAGAATACTTTATCTGCTCACTTTCGCTGAGTGTTATCCATTCCAGTTGTTTGCCTACTAGGTCTGATGTAATAGTCCAAGTTTTGTCGGTGGCTGGTTGTGGCCATGGTATGTTTGATTTCCAGCCTCGCCAGGGGTAAACCCCGATTCCTCCGTACTCCCGAGGTAGCTCTAGCCATCTTGGTGATTGTTTTGTAAATCTACTCCACTTTACTCTATTTATGTTGTGTAGCCATTCCATGTCTCGTAACAGACGTCGTTCGAGGGTGTGGATGCATGAAGCAACGGTTGTCACAGCTGTAGTTAAATCAGCCGATTCCGATGCCCACGGTTTCCTTTGTGTGATTGTTGGTATAGATCTATTCGTCCACCCACGAGCATACGTCCCCCCGATCTCCACTCGCAAAAATTCACAAACTCCTTGCGTTATTCCAAACTTAGCATCTATTCCTACTGCGTTAATGGACTCGTAAGCCAAACGATATAGGTATAGTACCGACGCTCTGTCTGAGATTATGTAAGTGTCATCTCCTTTAATTCCGATCGTGAACTTGTTTTCCTGCCCGCTAATAGAGTTGACTATCTCTCTAGCCCTCAACGTCATCATCATATTCCATTGATTTCCAACGAGACTGGTAAATCTCACTCCGCTTGGCAGACCTCCACTCATCATTTCTTTATGGGTTTGGCCGTCTTTAGACAGTGTAATTGTGTTGTGCCTGTAGCTGCTTTTTATCTTCGATACATATTTTATCCACTCTGCTCTGTTCTCGACAGGTAGTGACACCCCTCCCAGGTTATGTGACAATAAGGTCTCTATCTCATTCGTTGTGGGCTGATGGTCGAATGCCTTGAAGTCGAAAGGCAAAGCCCAGTCGCCTCCTCTGAGCTGTGAAGCCACCTTGATCGTTCGGGTGTGTTGTTGAACTGGGCTTTCGTCTAACGTTAGGAAATCCCATGCCTTATAGAAGTGTCCCATGATCTCGAGCGTCCACGCCTCGCACAGATAGCTCTCGATATTGCACGCAACGGCTAACCTTATCTTGCTTAACTCATCCTTTGTGAAGGCTCTACTCTTGAGCTTGCCGTTCCATTTATTCACAAG